GTGTCAATGGTTCACGTACAACAACTGGTGTTGTTGGTTTAGTGGTCTGTTTTGACATTGTTATCTCCTTATTCATGGTGAGAATATACGAAATAATATGATACGATAGGGAATTAAAACAAACAATCATGAATGAATGTAGGTTAGATTTATTTATTCCCTACATTTTAAAATCATTATCTTATGTGTATAGTCTATATTATGTATAATAGAAAATTCAACCTAAAATCCTAACTTCGGAAATAGAACGACGGGGGTAGGGGGCGGGGTAAAAGGATAGCCCACATTGTACAGCAATTTTTCCATTTTCCACACAAATTCAATTCTTCTCTTTATAGCTTGCTAATATTTATTATATACTTTAGCATATATATATATATATATAGCAATACTGCTATAATATATATATTATAGCTAAGGCTAAAAAGAAATAAAATCTTTTTGCTTGTATTTTAGATTAAATAGTGGTTATATTACCCCTATAACAAAAACGGAGATTAGTATCATGGCAAAAGCAAAAAAAACAACAAGAAAAGCAAGAGTAAGGCTAAGTCCTGTAATGAAAGCCTTGGCAAAGCCTGTAAAATTGCCATTTAAATTTTTGAAGTGGTAAAGAATAGTAAGATACGTACTGCTATGAAATATTGTGCTAATTGGGATAGTGGTGATTGCCTTGGTTGTATGATGAATAGTAGTAATAAAGTGCTTATTTTTCGTATACTGAGTAAATTTGCTAACAAACCTTGCCAAGTTGATAAAAAATGTGATTATTTTAATAATATTGTTGTGCCGGGGGTTAGTAATGGGATTTGAATACCTTGATTTGATTGAGACAGTTGATAGATTGCATGAATTATGTGAAAAATTAAGTATTAAGGATGTTATCAAGGGTGATGCCAGACAAATAGAGATTGTTGCTGAAATAAAAGAGAGAATAGAATCAATGGAAATAGAACGAATATCTGCTGTAGACTTAGGAATCATACCATATGAAGCCTAAACCTAAAAAAGAGCATAGAAGGGCTGTTGTTATACCAGATATACACTTTCCCTTACAGGATGATGCTGCTATTAATGTAGTTCTAAAGGCTATAAAGATGGTAAAGCCTAATATCTTTATTTGCCTTGGTGATGTAGGAGAATGGAAGAGTATATCACCTTGGCGGTACAAACGTAGAAAAAGGCCTCCATTGGAATATACTATAGAAGATTTAGAAATTGAAGCTGCTAAGGTTAATGCTGGATTGGATTTGTTCGATAATGCCTTAAAAAGCGTTGGCTGTACAGATAAACACATGATTGAAGGTAATCATGATGACTGGCTCAATTCATTCGTAGAAGAATTTCCATATCTGTCACAATACAATTTTAAAAACATCATGTCCCTTAAAGACAGAGGATATAAGTACTATCCCTATGGACATTTGATGCAGATTGGCAAACTATTCTTCTATCATGGTGGTCACTATACTACCATTAATCACACAAGGCAGCACGTAATGAACCTTGGCAAGAATATTATTTATGGACATACGCACGATGTGCAACGGCAGGGAGTCACTCATGTAGATGGAGCCCATCATGCTTGGACTCTCGGCTGTTTAAAGGATATGTCCAAAGAAAAGAATGCGTGGTTAAGGGGAAGACATACGAACTGGTGCCACGCTTTTGGTATTATTGATTGGTTTGATGATAATAACTTTAGAATTGATGTAATTGACATACATAAAGGGAAAACATACGTATGGGGAAAACTAGTGGATGGAAATGTATAGCGTCCGGAGGGATGGCAAGGGCTATCAAGTAATTTAGGTTGGGAGTGGCGCTATGCATTCTAAGCTGGTAAAAAGACAGTTAGAGTACTTATATGATAATAAAGATGAATTTTATGATAATCAGGATGCAGAACTCGTTGATGACTGGCGTGAATCATCTACTGGCGATTGGATACTGACAGATGATGGACAAGTATGTAGAATATTGTATCGTGGAACCTTTAATAATGGTAATGAATATGTACGTACCATCCTTGGTTCCTATCCTGTAAGAGATGCAATCCAAATTACTGGTAAAATAGCTGATGATATTTATAGATTTACTAAATCTAAAAAACGTAGAAATATAAGAATAGATGAGAAAAAACCTAATAGTCGTGAAATTGTGTTTGCAAAGTATGTTGCTAACGGAATGCCTCCAGAACAGGCATATCTTAGATTATATAAGACTAATGATACTAGATATTCAAAAACTGCATCAACGGCTTTATTAAAAACTACAAGGGTAAAGAAATTGATTACCGAAGAAACTAAAAAAATGCTTGGTGAAGTTGGTATTGACGAAGAATACCTCTTATCAAGAACTAAAGATATTATTGATAACTATGATGCCCGTGATTCTGATAAACTAAGAGCTCTCGAAATGATGATGAAAATAGCTGGTATGTTTCCAAATGATAAGAAAACTGAATCACTTACTGTATTTCAGGGATTTAGTAGAGAACAGTTGCAACAATTAGATAATGCTAGTATAAAGGCCATAGGCCATGCTGAAAAAGATATCTCATAGCGATATATCATTATATGTTATGCCCCTTTTTAATAGTCGTATTAAAAAATGTGAAGTATGTAATAAAAAATTAGATAATCATAAAAAAATGATTGTTTTTGATGATAGGTCTCTGCCTATGGGATTTAGTTGCAAATATTGTAATTCTGTGTATTTTGAAAATGATGAACTTGTTAATATTGGAAATCCAGATAAAGTAGATTTATATGGGGAAGCCTGATTTTAATAGTTTTTTTGAATCTTATTTAGATATTGACTATTGGGCAGAAGAATTAGAGGAAAAAGAATATGCATTACAAAGCCGTAGGGAAAAGCGTATACTTCAAAGAAAACAGAAAAGACAAATGGAAACTCAAGGTAAAGACCATAAGTTCAATACACTCACTAACAATGGTAAAAAGATTAGAAATGGAGCAAAATGAATGGCAGAAAAAAAAGAAGTAGAACTATTTAATATAGTTCCTCCTCCATCTGAATCTAAAATCAATGACGAGATACTTCATAAGTCATTAAACGATTTAATATATTTTGGAAGAGCCTTTCTTCCTAAAGACTTTTTAAATAAAAGTGAATCTCCAGAATTTCATTATACTGTAGCAGAGAAACTTCTCTCTACAAAACCAGCAGCCCGTATCTGTAATATACTTCCTCGGGGATTTGGCAAGTCTATTCTTTCCAAAGCTGCTATTGTACATAAGATGTTGTTTTCACCACAGGGAGATAGACTATTTATAGCTTGGGTTGCTGAAGAACAGGGTCAGGCTATTGACCATATCAAGTATGTAAAGTCTCATTTTGAGTATAATGATAAAATTAAATACTACTTTGGTAATCTTGCTGGTGATGCTGTAGGTAATAGATGGACTGAAAAAGATATTGTTTCAGCTAAAGGAGATAGAATAATTGCAAAAGGTACAAGTCAGAGATTACGTGGTCGTACTGAGATTGATGTACGTTATACTGGTATTATTCTTGATGACTTCGAGTCTGAGTTAAATACTAAAACACCCGAAAGACGGGATGAGATTAAGAAATGGATTGTATCTACTGTATATCCTGCTCTTGAAGAATCACCCGGTAGGGAAGGATGGATATGGTTGGCTGGTACTATTGTTCATTATGACTCATTTCTACAAATGATTGTTGATGGAGTTAAGAATGCTGAAAAAGAAGGTCGTAAATATCCTTGGGATGTTACATTTCATAAAGCTATTGAAGATGGGAAACCATTATGGCCTCAACAATTTCCATTATCTAAACTTGATACTAAGAAAAAAGAATTTATTGAAGCTGGTATGGTTAATAAGTTTGCTCAGGAGTATATGAATGATGCCCGTGACATTTCTGATGCATCTTTTAAGATTGACAGGATACAGAAACATAACCATACTTTTATATCTAAAGATAAATTTGGATACCTTGAAGACGATGAAGGGAACTTTATTCCAATTAATGTGTATATAGGGGTTGATGTTGCTGCTACAGCTACAAAGAAATCTGATTTTCAGGTTATTTTAGTTATTGGTATTGATAAAAATAAAAATAGGTATATATTGGAATACTTCCATGAAAGGATACCAACATTCGATGTTCCAGAGAAAATTATTGAATTGGCTAAGAAATATGCTCCTGTTAAGCGTGTTACTATAGAAACAGTAGCTGCTCAGGAAATGGTTCGTGATATGGTTACAAGAATAGCCACAAAAGATAGAAGACTGATACCCGGTATATTTAAGGGAGTTAGGCCACCAGCAGGAATTAAGAAGGAAGATAGACTTGAAACATCTCTTGGCCCTATTGTAAACTCAAAAAAATTGTATATTAGAAATAGCATGACAGAAATTGTTGATGAGTTCTTTGAACATCCATTTGCTAAACATGATGACCTTCTTGATGGATTGTACTATGCTGATTATTATGCTAAGCCACCATTAAGCGGCAAAGTTGATAAGAAAGAAATTGATAAACGTGGCAGTTCTTCTAAATCCCGCAAAAAATATAACTGGTTTACTGGTGCAAGGGTTAGCTAAAAAAAGTTTATATTTGCTCTTGACAAGTATTATAATTGTTTATTAACTTATAGAGCTTATATGCAAATACAAGAAGACCCAAGAGCAAAAACCACCAGAGAGCTATATCGTAGATATCGTGATGCCCGTTCCGATTGGGATACTGAGGCTAGGAAAGATATTGATTTTTTCTATGGCAATCATTTTAGCGATAATGAAGTAGATGAGTTAGAAAGTAGGAACCAAGCAGCTGTACCAATGGACAGAGTTGGCCCAGCGGTTGAGAAACTTAAAGCTATGCTAACATCATCATCTCCAGCCTTTACAGTTATACCAAGAGAAGACTCAGATGTAAAGATTGCTAAAATGTGGAGGGTTATATTAAGTTATATTTGGGAAATATCTGATGGTAATGCTCAATTAAAGGAAGCGATACATGACCATAGTTCATCTGGATTAGGTTATTTGTACGCTTATATTGATACTGAGTCTGATTTTGGAAAAGGAGAAGTAAAATTTACAAGTGTTAATCCATTCCGTATTTATGTTCCATCAACAAGTAGAGATAGATATTTTAAGGATGCTGATAATCTTATACTATCTACAATTTTAACTGGTGAACAAATTGTAAATATGTATCCAGAACTTGGGCCGCAAGAAAATCCCGAAACTGGAGAAATGGAAGAAGGGTTATTGAAAAATATATCCGGTTATAGTGATGATGAAGATTATCCATCATCTCAACAAAGTAGTCAACAAAAAACTTGGACTCCTGCTGAATCTAAAGATTTAGAAAACTCTTATCAGGAAAAATATCAGGTATTAGAAAGATTTTATAAAACAAAAATTCCTTTTTATTTAATTGCAGATGTTAATAATCAGGAAGAAATGATATTAAATGAAGAAGAATTTCAGAAATTTCTTGAGGAGAACCCCGGCGTATTTGAACGTGGGCTTGTTCAATTTCAGGAAATTTTGCAGACCCGTATTGCGGTAGTGGCCTCTGTTGGAGAAATTGTTTTATACGAATCAATTCTCAATACTGATATATATCCTATTGTACCACTTCCAAATATCTATAGTGGTACACCCTACCCGAGGTCTGACATTTCTAGGGCGAGACCTATGCAAAGACTATTGAATAAACTCTGGTCATTAGCTTTGTCTCATGCTCAGGCTTCTGCGGGTCTGAAATTAATTGTTCCAATAGGTAGTGTAGATGATATTAGTCAACTTGAACAGGATTGGTCAAATCCAAATGCTGTTATAGAAGTTGATAGTTCTCAGGGTGAACCACATTTCCCAGCTCCTACACCACTTGCTGGTGAATTTTATAAATTGATACAGTCATGTGAGTTCTATATAGATTTTACATTTGGTTTACCAGAACTAATGCATGGATTTGCTGAGAAAGCTCCTGATACTGTACGTGGTACAGAAAGAATGCTGGCTCAGGGAGCTGAAAGACCTAAATCTAAATTACGTGATATTGAGTTGGGTATTAGAAAACTCGGTCAAGTCATTTATGGATTGTCAAAAGGTCATTATACATTTAAAAAGATTTTTAGATTAGTTCAGGCAAATAATAATGTTAATGAAGTAATGGCTAATTACTATGATGATTATAGTGAAACTGTAATGGATATTCAAAAGGATAGGCATAATATTGGTCAACATGACGTTAGTATAGAACCGGGTTCTACTCTACCAACAAGCAAATGGACTGAGTATCAAGTATACGCAGAAGCATTCCAAATGGGATTAATAGATAGAACAGAAGTGATAAAGAAGAATCCAGAAATTTTTGATAAAGAAGGTCTTATCCAGAGAATGGGTGAGATTCAACAGTTGCAGGGCCAAGTCCAGCAACTTTCAGAACAAAACAAAGAATTGCAAGGTGACTTGCAAACAGCGCAGAGAGAGTCTGTATCTGACAGGAAACGGGTTGAAGTTGAGAAATTTAAATCCAAACTTTCCGAGGTGCAGTCTGATGCGAAAGCCGATAGGCGAGTACAATCAAACAAACTTACTAATGCGGTACAGCTTGAAATGGAAAAATTGAAACCCCAAATTGAAGAATTTGGAGAAGGTATCGGTTCTATTCCTTAAATTTTAAGGATATCGCAAGGAGACAGTTATGAATGAAGTCAATATAGAAGGTCAAGTATTAGAAGATACTGGTTTAAATGAAGAACTTGGATATGAAGATGTCCCTGTTGCTGACCATGTAGTTAGTGAAAGTGAAACACATCAGGTAGATTGGGAAAATGAAACTCGGAAATTTCAGTCAATGTATGACAAACAGAAATCTGAGAATCATAAGATGAGACAGGATATGCAACATATAGCTAACAACATCAAACAGACACAATCAGATGTCAATAAGAAACCTTCATTGCCTGAGGATGAATTTAATCCTTGGGATGCGTATTATAAGCCTGAATCAGAAAGCTACAAGTTTCGTCAACAGAAGGAACATGAAGTTGTGAATCGGGCAATAGGTCAACAAAATGCTCAAATGCAAGAGCAAATGTTGATTAATAATACAATGAATGATTTAAGGGGAGTTCATAAGATGACAGAATCAGAGGTTAGTGAATTTATGGATTGGTCAACTGACCCGGGTAGTAGTATGACTCTGGATACGTTAGTTGATGTTTTCAAGTCACGTAATCAACAATCTGGTGTTCTACCATCAAGTGAACCAACTCCTGATTCATTCCAAGCGGTTAAGGCCGCACGAGAGGCTCCTCGTACAGCAGGTGTTCTACAAGGCCAACAGGCCAATCAACCAAAGTCCGAACAGGACGCGATGTGGGATGCTGTTGTTAGTGCGGGAAGCAGAAGTAATGTTTTGTAATAAACAAAAATAATAAGGAGTACTAAATATGGCAACATATAGTGCTGGCAGTTTATCGGCAAACGGAACTAGAACTCCCGGTGTCTCTGCAACTGATTTTCAC